CAAAAACTGAATTGAAACAAAGTAACGAGCGTGAAAGGCTACGAATCAACCCCCACCGTCAAGGACGCGCACAGCCCAGCCGGGCAACCGTTCCATGCTCCGAAGTCGTTTGCCGATATGCCGGACTGCCCGATCTGCCGATATGGAACGCCGGTGGAGTGCAAAGAACACTGGCTGTGCATCGACTGCGGAGCGAAGATGACCAAGGCTCAGGTCATCCGAAATAATTCCCCGTTATGAAAATTGAACAACTACCCACAGCCGACCTCATCCCCTACGCCCGCAACACGCGCACCCACTCACCCGAGCAGGTCGCGCAGATCGCCGGTTCAATCCGCGAGTTCGGATTCACCAACCCGATTCTGATCGACGGCGAGAACGGCATCATCGCCGGGCATGGCCGGGTGATGGCCGCGAGCAAGCTGGGACTGGCGAAGGTGCCGTGCATCCGGCTGGCACACCTGACCGACACCCAGAAACGCGCCTACATCATCGCCGACAACAAGCTCGCGCTGAACGCAGGGTGGGATGAGGAGATGCTGGCTCTGGAGCTTGGAGAGCTAAAGGACGAGGACTTTGATCTATCGTTGATCGGCTTCGACGAAGCAGAGCTGGGCGACCTCATGGCGGAAACGACCGAGGGCGAGACAGACCCCGACGAGGTGCCGGAGCCGCCGGTCGATCCGGTGACGGTTCCAGGCGACGTTTGGGTGATGGGGAAGCACCGCCTGCTGTGCGGGGACTCAACAAGCATCGACGCGGTTGAGCGGTTACTGGATGGCGTCAGACCAGACCTCATTCACACCGATCCTCCTTACGGAATGAACGCAGTCAGCAAGTCATCGGTTCTAAAGAAGAATTACGGCACCGACATCATGGGCGACGATACGCCAGATGTCGCCAAAGACGCCTTCCGTCTCATCTACGGACTTTACCCAGACGCAAAGCAAATCTGGTGGGGAGCGAACTATTACTGCTCAGTGCTTCCCGATAGCGAATGTTGGCTCGTATGGGACAAAAACAACGGCGGAAGCGACCAGACGGATTGTGAGCTTGCTTGGGCAAACTTTCGCAGCGTCGTCCGTCAATTTACTATGGCCAGCGAAAAGACAAACCGAGTTCATCCTACTCAAAAGCCAGTCGCTCTGATGGAGTGGATCATAAAACGATTCAATCTTTCTGCAGGCACGATCGCAGATTTTTTCGGTGGATCTGGATCAACTCTTATTGCTGCTGAAAAATATGGAATAACAGGATACATCATGGAGTTTGATCCAAAGTTCGCCGACGTCATCGTCACCCGCTGGCAGGCCTTTGCGGGCAAACAAGCGATCCACGAAGCCAGCGGCAAGACGTTCGATGAGATGAAAGCCGCCAAACCATGAGCGCGAAGAAGTCACCAGCGAAGAAGGCAGCAAAGACAGCACCGCCGAAACCTGCCGCGCCAAAGGCAGCGCAGGCCGACACCACCCAGCTCTGCCGCCTGTTCAACCTGACCTCGGCACGCATCGGGCAGCTTGCCAAGGATGGGATCATCTTCAAGACCGAGCGCAACCAGTTCGATCTTTGGCGCAGCGTCCGGGGTTACATCGAGTTCCTGCAAAAGTCCAAGACCGAGGGCGCGAGCCACATGGAGCGCAGCGGCACGACCGGCGACCCGCAGGAACTGGAGGAGCTGGTGCGGCAGGTCAAAGCCGCCCGCACCTACAATGACGCGCGAACGCTCAAGGTGCAGATCGACGCGCTCCGTGCGGGCTACGCACTGGAGGTCGAGCAGGAGCGGTATTGTTCAATCGCTCAGATCGAGGACGGCATGGACGGCATCGCCGCCGTGGTGCGGAACGCCATCAAGCGCATGGAGGCAGACCTGCCGCCGATGCTTGAAGGGCTAGAGGCATCTGCCATGAAACGACTGATCGCGGAGAAATCTGCGCAGGTCATACAGATCATTTACGATGAAGGTGAGCGAATCAAAGCGCCAATTTCTGGAGAAATCCCGTCGCATTAAGCGGGCATTTTTTAAGAACTTCCGGCCACCCAGCGACCTAACGCCTGCCCAATGGGCAAGCGACCGCGTTGTTATCCTCGACGGACTCACCCCGAAATATTCAACCGTCAACGCACCTTGGCAGACTGAGCCGATGGACATCATCGCCGATCCTGAGGTGAAGGAGGTCGTCTATCTCGCGCCGATTGGAACCGGCAAGACCACGTTCATGGAGGCGGGGCTGTGCTACATCATCGCCGAGGATCCCGGCCCGACGCTGCTGGTGGGTCAGACCGATGACGACCTCAAGGATTGGGCAGAGACGCGCATGGATTATGCGATCATGAACACGGCGGAAACCGCTGCCCTGCTCCCCCGCGACCGGCACAAGAAGCGCAAGATGGAGATCCTGTTCCCATCCATGTCCCTGTTCCTGACCGGCGCAAACCTGAGCGGCCTGCAATCTAAGTCGATGCGCCGGGTGTTTTGTGACGAGGCGTGGCAGTATCGTCCCGGCATGTTGAACGAAGCACGCGGGCGTCTGCATGATCGGTGGAACCGGCAATTCTTTATCCTGTCACAAGCCGGCGTGAAGGGTGACGACCTCGACAAAGCGTGGGGACATTCCGACCAGCGCGAGTTCAGCTTCTCCTGCCCCGACTGCGGCACCGTGCAACCGTGGAAGTGGTGCAACGTCGTGGGCTATGAGGACGACACGCTGGAGCCGCTGGCACGGGCGCAGCTCGCCCGGCTGAAATGCGACAACGCCGAATGTGATTGGACATGCCCAGACTCGCCACAGCCGCGGCGAGCACTGGCCGAGGGCGGGCAATACGTCGCAACTGCGGTCGGTATGCCCGGCCATGTCGGCTTCCATTACAACGTGCTGGCCAACTGGAGGAAACCGCTTTGGGAAATCGTCCTGCTGTGGCTGGAGGCCAAGGCCGCGATGCGCGTGGGCAACGTGGATCCGCTGCGGCAGTTCATCCAGAAGCGGCTCGCCGAGACGTGGGAGGAAGACCTCACCGACAACCGCGCGGCACTGGTCGGCAATGGCTACCTCGTCAGCGAGTTCACCGCCGGGCAGAAGATCGAGGAGGAGGCGCATCGGTTCCTGACCGTGGACAAGCAGCGGGATCACTTCTGGGCAGGCGTGCGGGCATGGCGAGCGAGCGGTGAGTCGATGTTGCTATGGTATGGCCGGATCGAGACATTCGACGGCGTGCATGATCTCGCTTTGCGCTACGGCATCAAGCCGCAGATGGTCTTCGTGGATGCAGGCTACGACACCGACCAGGTGTATTCGGCATGTGCGCGGATGAACTGGACGGCCTTGCACGGCAGCGGGCAGAAGTCATTCGCCTACAAGAAGCAGAACGGCGATGTGATCCATAGGCCGTTCACGCGCTTTCAAGACGCGACTGCCAGCGGCGGTGGGAAAGCCCGGTATTCGCACTGGGCGAGCGACCGAATCAAAGACATTCTGCATGCGCACCGCACCGGCATCGCCGGATCATGGGACATCCCAGACGACGTATCGCCGAACTTCCTCAAGCAGATTGATTCCGAGGTTAAGAAGGAGGTGACCAACTCAAAGACAAAACAGGTCGAGTATCGCTGGACGCGCACGCGGAACAACAACCACGCGTGGGACGTTGAGGCGATGCAGATCGTGGCTGCCCTGATGCTCAAGATCATACCCGGCTTCGATGTTTGACATCGCTGCTTAGTCGATGGCTGCCAACGTCCGAGAAGTCGCGAGAAATTTATTCCACTACGCCAACGGCAACCCTCAGCGGATCGCCGGCATCAAGAGCGCGTTCGACGCGGCGATGGGCGGTGCGCTGACAAAGGGCGGCATGGACAGCATCACGCAGGCCACCAAAAACGGCGTTACGATGCAGAAGCTCGTCGGGCTGAACGAAACCGAGCGGCAGACTGCGCTGCGGATGGCCATGGAATATCTTGGCAACGGCTTCGTGCCTAGCTCCAGCCGCTCGCTCGGTCGATTTTAACACGAGAACACCATGGCAATAATCGACGAATTTGGACGGCAGATCAGCTACAAGGCAGCACGCGCGGCACAAGACACGCGCTACCGCCCCTATGAGCCGGTCGAGAAGAAGGACATCAGCGACCTGGTGCCTGCAATGGATCGCGTAACTTTGCAGAGCCATGCCCGCCGGATTTACCTCAACTTCGGACCGATCAAAAACGCCATCAATCAGCGCGGCATGTATACGGT